CAAAAGACGAAAAGCTACTTGACTCTCAGATTGGCAACTTGCTAAGTAGTAAGTTTGGCGGTCGAGAGGAAGTTGAGAGACTAATCGCAGAAGGTAAACTAGTTTTACTACCATTCTCTGATATTCGTGGTTATGATACTTCTGGTATGAACGCAGGTATCTATATTTCTGAAGCTCAAAACCTTGACCGCACACTGATGAAACTCGCTCTACAGCGTGTTGGCGAAGATTGTATTTGTATTATTGATGGTGATGAAAAAACTCAGGTTGATGATATTCACTTCTCTGGCGCAAATAATGGTATGCGGAGGGTATCAAAAGT